GCCACCCAATCACCATTTATCTGAGGCGAATCTGATCTGGCCGGGATCTTAATCGATCCATTCCCGCCGAATACATGCCTGGCGCCTGGTACCCGTGGCAAAACAGATACAGGCTTTAACAGGTCCATAAAATCCCCGTATCCCTGACGGACCAGATCCCCTGCCCATTCCGGTACGGTCGTCATGGCCGGATCGATCGCCGCTTTAACGATCGCCGACGTCATGGCCTGCATATCTTTATCGCCCGCGTAATTTTCCGACGCCATCTGTTCGGCTGATTTATTCAGGATATGCCCTTTTAGCATGTTACCCAGGGCACCAAATACCAGTTCGCCTTTTTCGCGTTTAGTTTCAACGTGTGCAATCGATCGATGTGTCGGCGACGCCGGGGCCGCTCGCGTCGCTGCTTTTGCCATATCACGTTCAAGCATTACCAGATTGTCGACGCTAGAATCACGATCATCTAACAGGGTTTTGTATTGCGCAAGCTCGCCGCTGTTCATGTCGCGGTTTTCTGCTTCCGCCTGACTTTTCAAGGTTTCAATGTTGCTTTCGATCTCTGCAAGGGCCGCTTTACGGGCCGCGATCTGTTTGGATAGGTTCATTTTTTTAACCAATTTTAGTGCATTAGGGGTGGCTCGCCTGCCTGTCAGCATGGCTCTAAGCTCGGGAGATAGGCTTTTTGCGAGTAACGCCTCGCTATTTGCCGGGACTGATACCAGGGAGCACTCAAGCAATGAATTACCTGATAGGTGCTGACCGTGGTAGGGTTTTTTTGGATTGATTGGGGTGGCTTTGGTGGAAGTAAAGCCGACCGATACCGCCTTAAGGATTCGCTGTTCTAATAGTGAGCGGATCTCGTCTACAATCCGTGATGTGCCTTTCTGCGCTAGTCTTAACTGACCGACCAGGCGCCCGGATTCGACGCGGACATTATCCCAGGTGCCTATCACCATGTTTGCAGAGTGATTAAACAGGGCGACCGGGTTGCGGCCAAATTCCTTTAGATCCCAGTCCTGGCGGACAATATCGCCCATGCGGTCGACGCTGGCGGTCGACATAATGAATTTATAGGGGTTTTCCTTCGATTGGTGCCCGGCTTTATTGTGCTGATCGCGCATAGTTTCAACCTCTATGTGCAACCAGGCCGACAAGGACCGGGGATTATGCTATTTTTTTCTGGCGTTTTTCTTCGTCGCGCTCGCGCTTTTCTTTGCGTTGTTTCGACATAATGGCGCCCAATATTTGAGCAACATTATACAGACTGCCTAATTTTTAATCAATTACCCGATCATGCCCTCCATATCGATCGCGCCCTGGTCCCCGTCAAGCAAAGGATATACTGCCATAATCATCGCGACTAAAGGGTCGATTCTCAATGTCGATTTACTTTTATCTACTTTTATGTTTCCAGAATTGTCCATTATCGCGACCGCATTACTCGCCGCCATTGTCAGCAATGGGTGCCCTCCGTGTCGAATTCGCCCCTCGATCATGTTATTAAGTAGACTGACGCACCGTGGCCCCATTTCCTTGAATGATTGCC